GCGTGGGGTCGCCAGTTCGACAAGGGAACATTCAATTCCAGCTCCGAATTCAACACAGTGGGCGACTTCACGGCTGTTCAAGCGGGCACCGGCGGCGCAACCACCTTTACCGCTGCTGCTGAGGCTCACCGATTTGGACTCGCGACGTCTACAACAGGCACGACGTCAACAGGCAGAGCCGCAATGGCGAGCGCAGCCGTTACAGGCGTCGCGTTCGGCTACGGCGCTGCATACCTCGAGGCATCCTCGAAGGTGCCCACGCTCGCGACGGGCGCTGAGGCGTTCATCGTGCAGATTGGCTTTGTTGACAACCTCACGGCGGCAAGCGCCGACGAGATCAGCTTTCAGTACGCCAACCCACTCGGCTCAACCCCTAACTGGGAGTGCGTGACGCGCAGCAACAGCGCAGAGACGCGCACAGATTCACTCGTGGCCGTCGGCGCTGGCACGTGGTATCGCTTCGAAATCGAAGTAAACGCTGCAGGCACGTCGGTCGCGTTCCGGATCGACGGCACGTTGGTTGCCACCCACACCACCAACATACCGACGCTCGTAGCGCGCGCGACGGGCATCTATATCGGCATTCGCAAGACCGTCGGCAGTACTGCGCGCACTCTTGTCAGCGACTACCTCGCTGTCTCGATGGAGGTGACGCGATGAGATGGGCGATCCTTGATTCCGATGATGTCGTGGTGCGTGTTGTCGAGGCTGACGATCCGCCAGCGTGTGATGTCGGCGAGCGCGTCGTCAAGGGGCACGACGCATCCTGTGCCGTTGGTAGGTGGTGGAACGGGTGGACATTCGAGGAGGTGATACTGTGACCCTGGAACAACTGGCGACCATCCTTTCGCCATTCGTGGCCGCCTTCTGTGCGTCCGGTTGGATACACACGCAACTCGGCAACCTGCGCCAAGACCTTGTTCGGATGGATGAGCGCATCAAATCACTTGAAAAAAAGGTGTAACCATGAAGAATCAGAAGCCCGGATACAAGACAACGGAGTTCTGGCTTTCGTTTGCAGCGATGGCCGTCGGCGCTGCAATCGCAAGCGGAGTCTTTGAGATTGACTCAGGCGGCGATCGAATCCTTGGCCTTGCCGCTACGGTGCTCGCCTCGCTCGGCTACACCGTCAGCCGCACCATGGTGAAGCGGTGACATGGGGTGGCTCGAGCGCATCGCGGGAGCGCTCACGCTCACGCTCATCGATTGGCTTGAGCGCCGCGCTCAGGCATCGCGCCGTGCTGTGGACTCTGTATCTGATCGGCATAAGCTGCGTCGCGCTGGTCTACGGATTCGCGAGCGGCTGCGCGCGGACGGTGCTGGTACCGGAGTCAAGCCCCGTGAGGATCGGCCCCAAGGTTGACGCCCGCGTGTACGCGCTCGTCGATGGCGAGTGGGTGCTCTCTGAGAACCGCGTCACCATTCCGGAGGGCTGGTACTGCGTGCCACCGTCCTACGTGGAGGAACCGTGAGCCTGCTGCGTCAATGCTGCTGCGAAGAGATACCACCGCCGCTCCCGTGCGAGTGCGAATCATCGGAGGATTGGCCGTCATCCTTCATCGCCAGCAATATCAACTTCACGTACAAGTTTGAGCTGAGTACGCCCTTCCCGGTTCAGTGCACCTGCTCGGGCGTGTGCTCCTCAATCACCGATGAATACGTAGAGGCCACTGTCAGTAGTGAAGCCAATATCGTGATGAACCGCATCGGTACGTCATGCAACTACTACGGCGTCGGCACGGTTTCGGTAGGCATTGGGTGCGATCGGACACACGTAACCCACGCGAACCCAATCTGCAATGGCACGTACACGACGTCGGCAGGCGGGATCGTAGAGGTGCCGTGCTGCATTCACATCACGTGCCACTATGAGAAGGTATGCGGGTGTGGCGAGGACATGACAACGAATCCCGCGCGGTGCAAAGGCCCGGCGGTCTACTACCACAAACTCGAAATATGCGACTTCACGGTGGCTTGCAACGCGAGCCTGAAGTTTATCTGCGATTGCGACCCCACGCCACCGTCTGACACTCTGGTGGGTCTGTCCTGCAACGGCGCGAAACTCGTGTACGCAAGCAACTTTGCGCCGGTGGTTGGGATTCAGCCACTCGATTGTGTGTCGATGGGTTGGTACGGGCCATGCAAGAACGCCGTATGTCCGTCGTGCACCTACTGCCCGTTTGGATGCTGCGTCGGCGACTGCAACCAAGCAGATTCCACGCTGTCAGCTGCAGCGGCTGGGCCTTTCTCCATCGCGATCACCGAACCATGCGACGAGAACGAGCCACCCGATCCATGCACGAACTTGCAAGCTGCTGGGCTTCTGATCAAGACCGCTCCGCGTTCCGGCTACCCAGGCAACGTCAGCGCGTTGCTCACAAACACGAGCGGCGGCGTCGATGAGTCTTGGACGAACACCAATGTTTGCTGCACGACTCAAGCCTCGATCATTCAATCAGCTACGCCCTGCAATCGGCCTTGGATCTACACGTGAGGCCAGCGTGCACCAACTACCGAGACAACGCCTGCCACAGTGCGCTCGCGCTTCCGCTGTACGGCGCTCATCCGTCTGCCGGAATCTGTAGGGTCTGCCCCCACTACGACGGGCCTTCGCGTGGCCTTGGCGACGTTATCCACAAGGTAACCACACGAACGGGCATCGCTCGAGCGGTGAAGATCGTAAGCAACGCCACCGGCAAGCCTTGCGGCTGTGAAGAGCGACGGCGCGCTCTCAACGAGCAAATTCCGTTCAAGGGAACTTGACAGGCGTGCCGACATTGGTACCGTGTTACACGGTGTCACATGGTGTGACATTAGCAACACAGGAGCAACAATGGCAAAGAAGACCAAAAAGAAGCGGAAAGCGCCTGCGTGGGCGACGATTCGCGTCGACATTGACACGCTCGAGTCGCTGAAGGCGATTTCAGCGCATCACAGTCGCCCGTGCTCATGGGTGGCCGCTCAGGCCATCGCGGCCTACGCCGTCGTGCAGGATCTCAATGACTCAGCCAAGATCGGGCGTAAGCTTGAGGTGCGAGCATGATCGGCCTTGAGAGCGACTATCAGCGGCTCCACGCGAAGGCCGTCGAGGAACTGGAACTGGTGCGGGGGTATCTCCGGCGCGAGTTCAAGGAATCGGAGGAACTGCGGAAGGAAGTCGCCAACCTCGAGGCGCAGATGGACTTCCTCGAGCGCCAGTTGGGTGCTGAGCGCTGGGAGCGCCTCGCCGACCGGTACGACGCCTTCGCTGAGGCGGCGCTGCGGAAGGTTCACGGCTACGCATTCACAAAGCGGGAGGGTGCGAAATGATGCTCTTCGGTTTGGCGTGGCTTGGATTCTGTGTGGCTGTGTTTGTGGTTGGAGCACTCATGCCGCTTTGGCGGCAGCAACAAGGAGATGACGAATGAACATGCAACCGATGAGCGACACAACGAACATCAACACCCTGATCGACCGCCTTTCCGACCGCCAGCGCCGCGAGTTTGCCGTGTGGTGCGCGGAGCGTGTGCGTCATTTGATGACCGACTCGCGCAGCACAACCGCTCTTGATGTCGCGGCTCGTCATTTGCGCGGGGAGGCAACGGACGAGGAACTGGCTGCGACGCGGGCTGCGGCGCTGGATGCGGCGCGGGTTGCGGAGGCTGCGGCGGCTGCGGCTTGGACTGCGGCGTGGGATGCGGCGGCGGCTGCGGCGGCTGCGGCGTGGGATGCGTCGGCAGCGGCGTCGGATGCGGAGTCGGCTGCGTCGGCTGCGGCGTGGGCTGCGGCGTCGGCAGCGGCGTGGCCTGCAGCGTGGGATGCTGAACGCGCCGCGCAGCGCGCTGAACTTGAACGGATGCTTGAGGAGGTGAAGCCGTGAACTTCCTCACCTACCTGTTCTCCTGCAAGCCATCGCGCACCCCGCTTCCGCCGTCTCGGCCACGATGCGAGACTGCGGAAGAGCCGTACCTTTCGGGGTACGAGGATCGCATGGCGGGAAACGGCATGAGCGTACACGCGGGCGTGTACATGACGGCGTGCCAGTGCGTGCGATGCATCGAGTACCGCGCGGGATGGCACGCGGCGCACGAAGACCGCATCGTTGATCTCGACAAGGCGCGAAAGCGTGCGAGGAAACTGGCGCGCAAGATGATGCAGAAGGAGGGGCAGCGATGAGCGACACACCGAGGACGGACGCGCTCACGCAACACTACTTCCCGGGAAATCTTCGCTACGGTTCTGTCGTGCTATGGGCAAACTTTGCCCGCGAACTGGAGCGCGACCTCGCGCAGCGCACCGCCGATGTCGCGAAGGCCAAAGCCGAGCGCGACGAGGCGCGAAGGTCTGCCTGTATGGTCAAGGCACGGTATCTGGGATCCATCGACGGTTTTCCGCGACCCACAGATGATGAGATCGGCATCAAGGCGCGAGCAATCGCAAGAGGTATAGGCTGGGACTGCTTCAAGGAGGAGGTGAGGCCATGAGCGGATTCCCAGGCCCTGACAACATCTCTCAAACCACCGCGCGAGCGAAGAATCTGCTGAAGACCAGCGACGTCTTCCGTCATTCACTCGAGGGCGCGCGCGCGGCGGGCACGTCATCCTTCGAGGATGTCCGGATCGAGCGGACACCCGACGCAGATGACTTCATCGACGCGCTAAGGCTGCGCGCGCGGATGGTGGAGGGTGGATGCACTCGAACGCATCGCACCGTACACATGCTCAACACGGCAGCCGATAAACTCCGCATGGCGGAACAGATCATTGAAACACTGCAACAGCGCCTCAAGGCGCGAGAGGAAGGGTCAAATGACGTCAAGTGAAATCGTGGCCGCGCTCCGCGCGATGGCAGACCGCATCGAGAAGGGCGGCAAGCAAGCACCGCCAACAGTGGCGGCACGAGCGCCGAAACCAACAGGACAGGGCATCACCGGCAAGGTCGCATACTGGGATGTCAAGATCAGGGACAACGGCAAGCCGATGGCGAGCCTCAAGCTTGCCGATGGCCAGCGCTTCCCCTGCTTCGATGAGAAGGTCATTTCGGCGATCGACCCGCTCGTGAAGGGTCAGAACGTCACCGTGTTCGTGAAGCCCTGGATGAAGAAGGACGGAGAAACCGAGTTTCTCATCACCGGCGTCAACAAGGGCCACTCAGGCATCGAAGAAGACGAAATCCCGCTCTGATATCAGGCATCTTCGCCCGGAGGGCCAGCGGCTGCACCCGGTCGCTGGCCCTCTTTCTATGGATTGCAACAATGGAAGCACCCCGAACATTCCGTATCGAGCCGCTCATCCTCCCGGAGCGTGAGCCACCGCTGAGAAAACCGCTTGTCGACGGTCTGATCCGCCGCGGCGAGGTCTGCAATTGGATCGCCGCTCCCAAGACCGGCAAGACATGGATGGTCTACAGCCTCATCTCTGCCATGGTGAGAGGTGCCGTTTGGTGTGGGCACAAGTGCGAGCAAGGGCGAATCCTGCTCATCGACAATGAGCTACACCCGGAAACCGCGCTCAATCGCCTGTGGCGCGTCGCTTGGCAGGATGGCCTCGACAAGCAGCAACTGGCGCGGACGGTCGACGTGGCCTTTATACGCGGTTCTAGGGGGTCTGTAGAGGACCTCGAGGCCACCATGCGAGCGGCAGGCCGTGGAGCCTACGACTTGGTGGTGATCGACGCCTTCTACCGCTTCATCCCGAAGGGGTCAGACGAGAACAGCAATTCTGACATGACGGCTCTGTATAACCACATCGACGGCATCGCCGACGTGTCGGACGCTGCGACGATCCTTGTGCACCACAGCACCAAGGGCAATCAGTCAGGCAAAGAGACGATGGACGTCGGCGCCGGCGCTGGGTCGATCGGGCGCGCGACCGATTCTCACGTTGTATTCCTGCGCCATGAGACAGAGGGTTGCGTGACCATGCAGGCTCGCTGTCGCTCGTGGCCAGCGGTCGCTCCAAAGGTTGTGCACGTCAATCCACCGCGCGTTTGGCATGACCCGCAGGACGGTCTAGACCCGTCCGACGTTTGGAATCCCGCGCCACCGAAGAAGAAGAAAGCCGCTGATTGACCCGTTACACAAGGCGCGTCGCTGCAGCAGAGCGCCGCAAAGTGTAACGGGAAGGAATCTGCGATTTCAAGTCTTTTTTAGGTCTACTTTCAGAATATGCAGAAATGTATGCATAGATGCATATGTAGACCTGCAAAGGCTCTCTAGAGCAGATAAACTGGGCGCATGCCGATCAACTCACGCACAAAGGGTGCGGCAGCCGAACTTGAGGCAGCGGATGCGCTGGCTCAGCTCATCGGGGAATGCCGCCGGACGATCCAGTACACAGGGCGCTCAGGCTGCGCGGACGTCACCTGTGAGTACGCGCCAGGGCTGCACATTGAGGTCAAGCGCACCGAACGACTGAACCCGTACTTGTTCATGGATCAGGCCATCCGTGACAGCACGAAGACGAAGCGCACCCCTATCGTGGTGTGCCGATCGTCGTTCAAGCCTTGGCTGGTGGTTGTGCGTTTGAGTGACCTACCGGCGCTCGCACAGCAGATCGTTGATGCCCGCAATGCAGCGTTTCCGCCATCAAGTACCGGGCCGAGCGTTTGATGCTCGAGCACATAACCAATCACAGCAGGGCATTCACCTTGGCTGGGATTGGTGGCACTGGCGAAAGCGTTACCTGCAGCGCAACCCACTCTGTGTCGACTGTGGCGCACTGGCTCAGTGCATCCATCACATCGTGCCTCGAAGTGTAGATTCCACAAGGGTTTACGATGAATCGAACTGCGCTGCGCTCTGCAATGGCTGCCACGATGCCCGCCATCGTCGGCCATAGTTATCCACAAGTTATCCACAATTGTTAAGGGGGGGGGTAGCCGTTTTTGACCCCTATGCCGACGTACCCTCTCCGCTCAGGCCAAAAAATGCCGTATGGCCTCTAAACTTGATCCGACCTCTGATTTGATCGAGTACGCCGAGAGCGTACTGAGTGGCCGAACGCCGTCCGGGAAATGGATCTACGCGATGGCCAAGCGCTTCATGGCCGACCTCGAGCGCCCCGACGTGGTGCTTGACGGAGAGGCGATCGCCGACGTGCGCGACTTCTTCGCCCGGCTGCCGCTCGTCGGCGAGGACACCGGCAAAGCGTTCGAGTTGCACCCGTGGCAGCTGTTCTTCACCGGCAACCTGGTCGGCTGGCGGCGCGCCGAGGATGGCCGTCGGCGCTTCCGCCTGGCGCTCGGGCAAGTCGCCCGCGGCAACGGCAAGACCACGCTCATGGCAGGGATGGCGCTGTACGACTTGCTCACCGGCGAAGGACGCCGGGTGCACGTCATCGCCAACAACGAAGACCAGGCGGGCATCTGTCTCGACACTGCGCGGCAAATGGCGCTCCGCCTCGAGGAACCCGGCACGCTCGTCAGGTTCAACCGGATCGTGAGGCCGTCGGCTGACTGTGAGATGACGGCGCTGCCGGCGCTCGAGCGGGCGCTCGACGGTTTGAATCCGTCGCTGTGGATCGCGGACGAAGCGGCAGAGTTCAAAGGCCGCTTCCTCACGAAGTTGCTCACCACCGGTGCCAAGCGGCGCGAGTCGCTCGGGGTGATCATCTCGACGCCAGGCTCCAACCCGGAGAACCACTACGCCGAGTTGGTGAAACAGGCAGAGGCCGTGCTCTCTGGCGAGACGGAGGATGACGCGCTGTTTGCCGCGCTGTACGGCCTCGACGGCTCAGACGCCATTTCGGATGAGGGCACGTGGCCGAAGGCAAACCCCGGAATGGAGTTCGGACAGCCGGACATAGCGAGCCTGCGCCGCTCATGGAACACCATGAAGCGCAGCCCGATGGGGCGCTCCGAGTTCACCCGCTACCACTGCGCGCGCATGGATGAGAACACCGGCGGATGGCTCGATATGAGCCTTTGGCCGGGCGGAAAGACTGTTGATTGGTCGACGCTGTACGGGCGCCCTGCATGGCTCGGCCTCGACCTGTCCAAGAGCCTTGACATGTCCGCACTCGTTGTCTGTGTCCCGATGGAGGATGGCCGGGTTGCGCTGCAGGGGCACTACTGGTGGCCTGCGCAGGACGTCGCGCAGCGGGAGTTGGACTACCGGATGCCCGTCCGGGTGTGGGCTGCAGAGCGGAAACTCACCCTGACGCCGGGGCGCGAGATCGACTACGAATCCATCCGGCAGCGCTTGCTGCAACTGCGCGACCTCTTCGAGATTCGCGCCGTTGGCTACGACGCCTGGGGGTCGAAGTACCTCGCTGAGCAACTCACCCAGGACGGCGTGCCGCTCATCACGTACCGCATGGGTATCTCAACGTTCGGCCCCGGCTGTCAGCTGTGGCAGAATCTGTGGGCGGGAGGCCAACTTGTGATCGGTGATGATCCGATCATGCGGCGCTCGTGCGCTGAGGCGCACGCGCAGACCGATCGAAACGGCAACGTGCGCCCGGTCAAATCGCGTGAACACTGCGTGCTCGATCCGCTCGTGGCCGGAGTGATCGCGGTGCACGTATGGGGCGGCAAGCGCGCCAGTTCCTACGAAACGGAATCTTTCATCTAAGCGTGTTTAGGTGCAATCTGCACCCACGTCGAGTGCCAACATTCGCGCATGCTCAGGAGCATGTTGCAACGTTGGCTCGGCTACTGGCCGATGCACGGCGTGATCCAAATGGACACGAGCGGTGCTGTGCCATTCGTGACGGCAACGAGCGCCATTCAACACGCGCCGGTCTTCCGCGCGGTCACGCTCATCGCAAACGACGTCGCGCGCGTGCCGCTCACCGTGCAGGATGCAACGGTAGACGCCCTGCTTCGATCTCCGAACCGATGGATGTCCGGCTTCGAGTTGCGTCGCACCATGACGCTGCAGGCCGCGTTGCTCGGCAACTCATTCGCGCTCATCAATCGCACCATCGGCGGCGAGTTGCTCGAGCTGATGCCGCTGCAGATCGACTCCGTATCTCTCGACGTCACAGGCCGCGAGCCTGTCTACAACACGCGCGACTACGGAGCGCTGCCACCGGAACAGGTGCTGCACCTTCGCACGCCAGGCTTCAACGGATTGTGGGGCGAGTCGCCGGTCAAGTTGTGCCGCACCGCGATCACGACGGCCATCGCGCAGGAACAGGCACAACTCAAAGCGATGGAGAACGGCGGCCAAGCGAAGTTGGCTTTTGTGCATCCCGGCTCGATGTCTCAGGAAGCGCGGCAGAAACTGAGCGAGGCTTTCATTGCGAACCACGCGGGCGCGGCAAACGCTGGCAAGCCGATCGTGTTGCACGAAGGCATGCGCGTCGAGCGCATCGCGAGCGCGATCGAGCAAAGCGGGATCGACATGGCACGGAAGTACTCCGTGCACGACGTGTCCCGAATCTTCGGTGTACCCGTTTCGTACCTCGCTGAGCACTCCTCGCAGCCGTACGGCTCGATGGAATGGCTCGGGCGCATGTACGTCGAGGCATGCCTCGCGCACTGGTTCGCGGCTTGGGAACACGAGATATCCACGAAGTTGCTCTCTCCGCTCACGCGCATCGCGCATGATGCGGACTCCATCATGCGCCCATCGCTCGCCGAGCAAATGGCTGCGCTCCGCACCGGAGTCGAAAGCGGCATTATCACGCGGAACGAAGCCCGCGGCTGGCTCGACATGGAACCGCTCGAAGGTCTAGATGATCCGGTGCTTGCGCTGAACATGGGCGCGGGCGGCGGTGCGACCAACATCGGCACCGACACGTCGGCGCAGGAAGGCACACCCAATGATTTCTAGGCGCTCCATTGAAGCGACCGAGCAGAGTCTCGACGGGCGCACGCTCGCCGGATACGCGGCTGTGTACAACGAACAGTCGCGCGAGATCGTCGAGCATGGCCGCTCGTTCGTCGAGCGGATCGCGCCGGGTGCGTTCCGCCAAACGCTCGAGGAGAAGGCCGACGTCAAACTCCTCTACAACCACGACCCCAAGATGCCGCTTGCGCGCACACGCTCGGGCACGCTGACGCTGAAGAGCGATCGCAGCGGCCTGCAGTTCAGCGCGTCACTGCCTGAGACAACGCTCGGCAATGACGTGCGCGCGCTGCTCGAGCGCGGCGACCTCAGCGGCGAGATGTCCTTTGGCTTCTTCGTAGAGGAGGACTCATGGAACGCCAAGCGAAATGAACGCACCGTGAAGCGCGCGAAGCTGGTCGAGATCAGCATTGTGCAAGACGCGGCGTACCCACAGACCAGCTCCAGCCTGCGTCACGTTGACGCGGCTGCAATCGAGGCCGCAAGAGCGCGGCTGGAACTTCACTTCAAGAGGATCGAACAATGGATGGACTGAACGACCTGCAGAGCACCGTGCATGAGTACCGCAAGACTCTCGAGCGATTCGCTGAGCGCACGGACGCGCAGACCCACGAGATTGAGAAGCGCGGATCGGGCGAGGAGCGTGAGAAGATCGCGCGCATCGACGCTGATCTCGACCACGCCGAGCGCCTCATCAAGCTGAAGGCGCTCCAGAAGCGTGCCGCAGAACTCGAGCGCCCGGCTCTCGAGACGCGCGCGCCGAGCGCGACCAGTCAGGATGGCGAGTACGCCAAGCGTTGGATCAATGCCCTGCGCAGCGGAAATCCCGCAGAGATGCGCGCGCTGTCGACTAGCTCAAG